ATAAATAATATTATGGCAACACCAACAGGCGCAATTAGTTTTGAAGATATAAGAACCGAGTTTGGTCGACCACAGGCCAATAACGAAATCGGTGAGTATTATAGCGGCGGGAATGCTCTAGGGGCACCACTTGCGAATGTTCCTGCAGCAGGTAATCCAATCTCAATGTCTGAATTAAGAAATATTGAAAAAACAAGTGGTGGTGGTGATAGAGTAAACGCAGCTTCTGGTGTTCCTAATGCTACTCATCTAATATTCTTTACAACATCTGATTGTGTTTCAAATACAACAGGCACACCAGCCCTTTCTGTACCCTCTGGTAGAACAGGTGCAACTTCATTAATTATAAATCAACCTGTGTATGGTCGAGGTGGTAATGGTGGTAATGGTCAACCTGTCTCACACTCAAGTAATAGTAATGCATCACCCACAGGATCTGCAGGTAATGGTGGTGGTGGCGGCACAGCAGTTTCTATAGGTTCACCTTGTTTTATAGATAATAATGCACTTGTATATGGAGGTTCAGGTGGCGGAGGCGGAGGTTCTGCCTACGGTGCGAATATAACAGGCGCAATTAATAATGGTATAACTTGTACATCAACGACATTTAAAGGTATTACAACAAACACTAATGGATCTACTGCATTTACAATAGGCACAGGCGGTGGTGGTGGCACTTTTGGAAATCAACCTAATAATATAAGTGATGGTGGTAGTGGTAGTGCAGGCGGTGGAGGTCACACGACTAACTTCGCAAATGGTAATGTAAGTGTAACCACAACAGGAACACAATGTTCATCCAACGGCTCTTTCTTTAATGGTAGAATAGTTAAATTAGTATCAAATCAAGGTAATTTTAGTAATACGCCAGGTGCAAGTGGTGGTTCTAATGGTAATGCAGGATCAGGTAGAAGTGCAACAAGTGGTACTGTATCATTTCCAACAGTAAATGCTAATGGCGTTAGTATAAGCAGTAGGGCAGTATCAGCAAACGGGGATGCCTCTAGTGGGGGATCTGCTGGTAATTCATTCTCTGGTTACAATACATATAATCAAACAGTACACGGTATTGCTTCAACATCAGGAACAACAAACGGGAATTTTTCATAATGACTAGTCAGAAAACTATAACTTGGAAAGTAAAAGAGTCTAACGAAAATGGAACTCTAATAGAATATACAGATGGCACGCATACTTGCTATTCAAAATTGGGCGAAACATTTACTAGTGGTAGAACTAGTGGTAGCTTAAACTATGATGATATTGATAAATGGTTAGTCAAAAATAATGATACTATTATAAGAATGTTTGCTGAGCAAACAGATGATGATTTTAAGGATGAAGGTGTCTTTGAGTTATGAAACTAGATCGGAATATGTATCCTGATCATCCTGAAACAAGGATGAGATATATAGAAGAGGAACTTACTAAAAGAGTACAATATAAAGAAAAAGGTAGGTCTTTAAAACACACAAAAACTTGGAATTTTGACGACATAAATATTCAAGATACTCACACTAATTCAGATGATAAGTTTACTGTATTATTTTGTGAGTATGGTCAGGTAACTATTAATGATGTATTATCTTTAAATGATTCTGATATCTTAATCTGCACACAATTAGGTAAAGATTATGTAATTAAAAATATGTATTTTGAAAGCGGAAGTAAAATCCATGCCTTTATATAAAAAACTAGATGTAAACCAAGAATCTACAATCAATGAACCTTTACTAGAAACAACAATAGAAAAGGCAACTGGTGGTAATGTTAGGACAACTGGTACTAGATTAGTACAAAAGAATATTGTTGTTAGATGTTTACCTAACATATATTATAATACGATTGCTGAAGGTGAAGGGCCTATATTTAATAATAGTGCTGTACCTGAATATTGTAGAACTAATCTATCTGTACAAGTTATATGGAATAATGGTATTAGTTGGACATTGAATAATGAAGAAACTGTTAATTTAAGACCTGGTTCTTATCAAACTTTAAATGATAAGAATAATTTTGTTATTAAATATGGAAATGAAATACAAAAGACTGATCAAGGCACGCTTTTAGATAATATTACTTATGATGGTGAGGAAATATATTTTCCAGGTGAATCTCAATACACACAAAAAGACGCAAACTTTAATGGTGGATTTTATTTCTTTCTAGGAATTATTCACGATATTACCTATTCAGCACAGTCTTGGTATCCTAGAATTGTAAATCATTATACTAATTTGGTAGATCGTTCTGTTAAAATAGTTAAAGATGATAATGCTATACAACATTTTCTCTTTGTCACCTCAGGCACAGTAAATGTAAGTGAAGGAGTGAAACAAAGAAATTTTAAAAAAGAAGCTTGTCTTTTATTACAAAAAAATAAAGAATATACAATATCACAGGTTGGTGATGAAATAATGAATGTTTATGAATTTAAATCTGTTAAAAAAGCCACTACTGACTAAGAGAGGTCTGAATAATGTTAAATTAGCAGGTCGAGAAGCGTGGGAGTCTACCGTTTTTCAACTTACAATTTATACATTTGCAATATGTTTTTTATTATTCTATCCTGTTAATTATATCTTAGCACCATTTACTTCTATTTCAGTTTCACTCGTTATGGGATTTGCAATAGGTATATTTCTACATAGAGGTTTTGTACATAAACAATTTAAGACTTACTCTTGGTTACAAAAACCTGCCTTGTTTATTGCGAGTATGGTAATGTTTACAACTTCTATTCGTTGGTCTTTTGCTCATATGTATCATCATAAATTTGTAGATACAGACCAAGACCCGCATAACCCTTTAAGTATAGGTCTAATAGGTTCTGCATTTCCTATATTCTGGAATAAGTTTCCTGTATCAATGCGAGATATGTTAAGACTTAAAAGTCATTTTAAAGACCCATATCATAGATTTATGGAAAAATATTTTGCATATGTAGTTATAGGATTTTATAGTTTACTTGCACTAATCAGTTTTGAGTTTTTTGTTTACTTTGTATTGGGTTGTGCTTTGACTAATATATTTGTTGCTATGGTAAATCAACTTCACGCTTGGGATAACCCTGAAGGTGTATGGTGGTCGTTGATATCTGGCGGAGAGGGTTTTCATAATAAACACCACGAGAATATGAGAGACTATCAAGATGGTAGTCCTTTTATCTGGTTTATAGAAATGGTAAAAAAGAATGAACGAAGATGAAAGAATAAAGAAACTTATAAGAAGTAATGTATCAGGTCCTGGTCATCACGATTTGTTTGCTAAAGAAACACACTGGCGAAGTGAACCTAAACAATCAAAAACTTATTGTAAAGAAGTAGTCAAAAAATTAAAAGATCAAGACCCAACTCAATGTGAATTCTTTAGAAGTCCTTGGAAATATAATGAGAGTGCTGTAAAGATAACAGACGATAAAGGATATATAAAAGAACTTGAAAGAATGGTTGAGGAACTTAGAGATCAAGTTAATTATAAAGATGAAGAATGGTATTGGTACTGGATACCTGAAAGATTAAAATATAAATTATTGTCTGAAGATCAGGCAAGAGAACTTGAAATATTAAAAGATGAAAATGCCCAACTTAAATCTAAGAATATGCATTATTTAAAAAATATTGCAAGATGGCGAAAAGTTGCAAGACATTTAAAAGAAATTATATTAACATTAGATTATGAAACAAATAATACTTCACACAGGAAGGTGCGGCTCAACAAAACTGTGGGCGATACTTGATAGATATTATCGTGCTAAATATAGTGGCGATAATACTGAAGGCTCTTTAAAAAAATTAAATAGACGATACAATCTTCTTGAAGATAAGTATTTTGGTTTATTTGAATTTTACTCGCCTAGATTTTGCGAAATGCGAGTTAAGTATCCTTGGTTATCTGTACGAGTGAAACAGAAAGACGGTCTATATCCTGGTCATAACATAACACCAGAACAAGATAAAGAGTGGACTAATCTTAGATTTGAGGCGTGGGATTATGTTCATCACATTACCTGTGATCACTTTGAAAAAAACTATCTTATAAAGTATCCACCGTTCTCACCTACATATGAAGAAGAACGGGCATATCACGAAGGTAGAATGAAACTTGAAGATTTTGAAATGAATATACCACCTACTGATGGTACAGATTTTATAATATTAAGAAGAAGAAATAAGATTGAACAAGGTATATCTAGATGGTTGACACAAAAAACTAATCTATACTTTACTGAAAGAGATAGAGATAAAACTGAGTTAGTGAATAGGACTAAAAAGATATACAGTAAAAGATTATCATTTAAAGTGCCGGCGTGGGCAGAACACACAGGTATAGTATTGATTGATAAACTAATGGATAGACTTGTAGATCATCTCAAAAAGGTATCTACTAATATTCGAGAGATATATTATGAAGATATTGCAGATTTAGAACCCTATGAAGTTCTAGAATTTATGGGTATTACTGACTATGAGAAATACTTAGATAAAAATTTTACTATACCATTTATTAAAACCTGGACAAGATAAGGGTTATAAATAGTATAAAGGAAAGATATGGCAACAATAGCAAATTTAAAGGTAGATCAAGGGGCAGACTTTGCAACTACAATTAACTTGAACAATCTAGACGGCACAGACTTTAACTTAACAGGATATACTGTCGCCTCTCAGATGGCAAAATCTTATGCAAGTACAACTAAAACAACTATAACAGCATCAATTACAGATGCTGCTACAGGTGCAATCCAATTAAGTCTATCTAATACTCAAACAGCAGCTCTTGCTCAGGGCAGATATGTATATGATGTTGAAATTACACAGACCTCTGGCGGTGCAAAAACTAGAGTCATTGAAGGTCAGATAACAGTCTTTCCACAGGTAACTAGTATTTAAAGGATATAAATAGGAATATGGTAGAGGTAACGGTAGTCAATTCAGGTTCAGTTGGCGCAACAGTAGATTCAGGTGGGACTAGAGGTTCGGTAACTGTAAAAGCAGGTGCTCAGGCAGCGACCACTATTGCTGGATTAAATGATGTTGATGCAAGTTCAGTCACCGATGGTTCTATATTAATGTTCAATAGTGCAACAAGTAAATTTACAACCACTAATAGTATTGAACCGCAGACAGGTGGCACAATCACAATCAACGGTGGTAATTTCTAGGAGAGATTAAATGGCAACGATATTAAAAATTAAAAGATCAACTGCCAGTGGAACAACAGCCCCAGGTTCATTATCAGCAGGAGAATTAGCAGTAACCTACGGAGGTGGTACTTCAGGAAACCTTGGTGAAAGGTTAATGATTGGTAATTCAGATGGTTCTGCTGTATTAGTAATTGGTGGTAAATATTTCGCTGATCTAAATGATCATACATTAGGTACATTAACTGCAAGTTCAGCAGTTCTTGTAGATTCAAATAGTGCAGTTGACACTATGAAGATAGGAAACAGCACAACTACTGGTGGTTCAATAGAATTTCAAGAAGGAACTAACAATGGTTCTAATTCAGTTTCATTAAAAGCACCTAACTCAATCGCTTCAGATTTAACTTTAACATTACCAGGTACTGATGGTTCTGCTGGTCAACCAATCGTAACCGATGGTTCTGGCGGATTATCTTTTGGTACAATTACAACTGCAATCAATATTGCTGCTGATAGTGGCTCAACTGATCCAATTAGTACTGAAGAAACAATTACTTTTGAAGGTGGTACAGGTATTGATACAACTGTTACCAATAATAAGATTTCAACTGCAATAGATTCAACTGTTGCAACATTAACAGGTTCACAAACACTTACAAATAAAACACTTGCAAGTCCTATTTTCACTACAAACTTCTCAATTGGTTCTGCTGAAATAACAGAAGCAGAATTAGAAACGATTGATGGTATCACTGCTGGTACTGCGGCCGCTTCTAAAGCCGTTGTACTTGACGCAAATAGAGATATTGGAACTGTAAGAAATTTAACCTCAGATGGTACGGTAACTGCTGCAGGATTTACGATAGGTTCTGCTACGATGGTAGAGACAGACCTTGAACAGGTTGAAGATATTACTGCTGGTACTGCCGCGGCAAGTAAGGCACTTGTTGTTGATGCAAATAAAGATATTGGTACAATAAGAAATATAACTTCAAACGGTGCATTTTCTGCTGCTTCTGGTACATTTACTGGCAATATTGTAATTGGTAATGGTGCATATATCGGTTCAACAAGTGATACGGATGCAATACAAATTGAGGCAGATGGTGATGTAGTTCTTAGTCAAGCACTTGCAGTTTCAGGTTCTCACACGGTAACTGGAACAACTACTTTAAATGGTGCTGTTAATATTGGTGATGCTTCTGCTGATGCTATTGCAATCGCTGGTACAGCAACATTTACACCTAGTGCAGATTTTGATGGTGGATTTACAGTTGCTAGTTCACAAACTATTGATATGGGAGGTAATCAGATAACTAATGTTGCTGATCCTACACAGGCTCAAAATGCAGCTACAAAAGCATATGTTGATGCCGTTAAAACAGGATTAAATGTTAAAGATTCAGCTAAACTTGCTACTACTGCAGCTCTTGCTGCTTCAACTTATGCTAACGGTTCAAGTGGTGTTGGTGCGACATTAACTGCAAACGCAAATGGTGCTTTAAGTATAGATAGTGTTGCTGTTTCTACAAGTGATAGAGTTTTAATTAAAGATCAGGCAGATGCTGCACAAAATGGTATCTATACGGTAACAAATACTGGTGGTGCTGGGGCTGCATTTGTACTAACAAGAGCAACAGATGCTGATACAGGTGCTGAGATGCCTGGTGGTACTTTTATATTTGTAACCCAAGGCACTAATAATGCTGATAATGGATTTACATTTACACATAATGGTACACCAACTATAGGAACAACTGATTTAACAGTTGCACAATTCTCTGGTGCTGGTCAAATTGATGCTGGCGCTGGTCTTACAAAATCAGGTAATACATTAGCAGTTCAGGTTGATGATAGTTCAATAGAGATAAATTCAGATACACTACAAGTTAAGGCAAGTGGTATTACGAATGCTATGTTGGCTGGTAGTATTGATCTAACTGCAAAAGTAACCGGTACATTACCTGTTGCAAATGGTGGTACAGGTGCTGCTAGTTTAACTGCAAATAGATTACTACTTTCAAATGGAACTAGTGCAATATCTGTGCTTGCTGCTGGTACTGCAGGACAAGTAATGACTTCAAATGGTGCTTCTGCACCTGCGTTTGGTGATATAGACGGAGGCACATATTAATAATTAGAAAGTGAAATTATAATGGCTAAATTTGATGATGCCCAAACTATAACGGGTGAAGTAAATATAAATTATGTTTTAACTGCTTACTCGAAAAAACTGAATAGTATTATGGGTGAGAATATTTTATTACAGGCGAAAGTGTCTGAGTTGGAAGAACAAAATAATAATTTAAGTAATGAATTAACTAAATTATATGCAAAGGTAAATAATGGCGACAGTAATAAAACCAAAACGAAGCGAGTCCGCGGGCAGTAATCCTACTACAAGTGATATTGCAGTTGGAGAAATAGCAGTAAATACTGCTGATAAACAAATATTTATTAGAGACTCTAGTGATAATATAGTTCAACTAGGTGGTGGAATATTAATTACAGGTAATACTGCTAATGCGGTTAGTACACAAAATGTTTTAACTGGTACTACATCAGATGCTACTGAAACAGAAATATTTATAGGTGGTGTTGCTAATAGTAGAGTAAGTGTCGCAAACAATTCGACTGTAATGTATAGTGTTGATATTGTTGCAAGAAGAACAGATACAGATGGTGTCGGTGCAGGATATCATCTTAAAGGTGTAATTGATCATAATTCAGGAACTACTGCTGATGTAGGTAATCTGTATGAAATTATACTTGCTGAAGATAATACTGCATTGGCTGTTGATGTTGGTGCCGATGCGACTAATGATGCAATTTATGTAAAGGTGACAGGTATAGCAGGTCACACTTATAGATGGGTTGCTTTACTAACAACTGTGGAGGCGAAAGAATAATGGCAAGAACAAGAAGTGTAAGTATTGATGGCGTAACCGGTAAGGTCGATATTGATCCGATATCGGATCAACCCACGATTACGACAGGTGCTTCAGATGATTTAATTCTAGTATCAGATACTTCTGATTCTGGAAATATGAAAAAGATAACTATTGCAAATGCGGCCTTAACTGGACCTACTGGACCTGCTGGGCCTACTGGACCTACTGGGCCTGCTGGTAGTGATGGTAGTGATGGTTCAACTGGACCTACTGGACCTGCTGGACCTACAGGACCTACAGGACCTGCTGGGCCTGCTGGGCCTACTGGACCTGCTGGACCTGCTGGTAGTGATGGTAGTGATGGGGGTACTGGACCTACAGGACCTGCTGGACCTACTGGGCCTGCTGGTGGTTTTACTACTAACTCTGATGCCCAAGTTAATTCATTGGGTGTTGGTACTGCAGGATCAACAACTGCAGGTGAGATTAGGGCAACAAATAATATTACTGCTTTCTATTCAGATGAAAGATTGAAAGATGTTATTGGCGAAATAGATAATGCCCTTGATAAAGTTAGAGCATTAAGAGGTGTTTATTATACAGAAAATGCGGCTGCAAAAGATTTAGGTTACGATAATAATAGAAGGCAAGTAGGTGTTATTGCTCAAGATGTAGAGAAAGTTTTACCTGAAGTAATTACAGAAGCACCAATTGACCCTCAATATATGACTGTTTGGTATGAAAAATTAATTCCTTTATTGATTGAAGCAATAAAAGAATTAGCAAATAAAGTAGAGATTAAACCGAATAGAGAGTATGATTTAGGTGAACAAGGTTTTAGTCCTGAAGATTTAAAAAAAGAGGAATAAAATATGGCTGTGCCAAATTCAAAATCAACTTTAAAAGAATATTGCTTAAGAGCATTAGGTAAACCTGTTATTGAAATAAATGTAGATGATGACCAGGTTGATGATAGAATAGACGAAGCACTACAATACTTTGCTCAATATCACTATGATGGTGTTGAAAGAATGTATATGAAATATCAGGTAACTGCTGATGATATTACAAGAGCAAGAGAAGATGAAGGTATTGGAAGTGGTACTGAGGGTGCTGTATCAAACTCATTCACAAATCAAAAAAACTTTATTGTAATGCCATCTGCTGTTTTGTCAGTAATGAATATATTTAATTTTAACGATAAGTCAAATTTAAATATGTTTGATATTAGATATCAAATGAGATTAAACGATCTCTATGATTTTTCCTCTACCTCAATTATACATTATGAAATGACAATGAGACATTTAGATTTTCTAGATCATATTCTCATTGGTGAAAAACCAATCAGATTTAATATGCATAATAATAGATTGTATATAGGAATGGATTGGCAGAATGATGTTGCTGCTGGTGAATACTTAATTATAGAATGTTATAGAAAATTAGACCCAGATACATATACAGATATCTATGATGATATGTTCTTAAAAAGATATACTACTGCTTTAATTAAGCAACAATGGGGTGCTAATTTATCAAAATTTCAAGGTATTCAAATGTTAGGTGGAGTATCTCTGAATGGCGAACAATTATATACACAAGCTCTAGATGAAAAAAATAAACTAGAGGAAGAAATAAGAAATACTTTTGAAACACCTATCAGTTATATGGTAGGATAAAATGCCAACTAATGTTTATTTCGATCACGGTAATCAGAACGAACAGCGTCTTTATGAAGAATTAATCATAGAGCAATTAAGCATTTATGGTCAAGATGTTTATTACTTACCTAGAACTTTAGTAAATGAAGATAGTATATTAGGAGAAGATACTTCAGCAAAATTTACTGCAGCATATATTATGGAAATGTATGTTGAAAATACAGATGGATTTGCTGGTGAACAAGAAATAATTAGAAAGTTTGGTTTAGAATTACGAGATGATATATCTTTAGTAGTTTCTAAAATGAGATGGGAACAAGTTTTACAATCAGAAAATAATTTGATTGAAACTTCAAGACCTAATGAAGGCGATTTAGTATGGTTTCCTAGAGTAAATGCTTTCTTTGAGATACAATTTGTTGAACACGAACAACCATTCTATCAGGTAAATGATCTTCCTGTTTACAAACTAAGATGTACTAAGTTTGAATATTCATCTGAAGAAATTAGTACAGGTATTTCTGATATTGACGCAACTGAAGATGACTTGTCAACAAATATGCTTGACTATCAAATTAGTCTTGAGGCAGGGTTGGCAGCTGGTGCTATAATGATGGAATCTGATATACCTGGTGAAACAAACTTTATTTTACTTGAAACTGCACCTGCTGAACTTGGCACACAACAAGTTGTGGATCAAAGTCATAAGTTTGAGGCAGCTGCAGGCACTACAACACCTAGTGATACCTCTGATGATATACTAGACTTCAGCGAAAGAAATCCATTCGGTGAGGCCGATGAACACTTTGGGAAGGACTTTTAATGTTCGGTCAATATTTTTATAATAAACATTTAAGAAATACTGTTATTGCATTTGGTACAATATTTAATACTATCGGTGTAAGAAGATATGACTCTAATGGTAATGCTGTATCAAGTTTAAGAGTACCATTAATGTATGCACCAAGAGAAAAGTTTTTAGCCAGACTACAACAACAAACTACTTTAGGTTCTGGCAGTGAAGAACGAGTTGCAATCACTCTACCTCGATTGAGCTTTGAAATGACTGGGATCTCTTATGATCCCGGTCGTAAGATTAATAAAAACTTAAAGTATAAAAAAGCAAAAAGTGCTGACGATAATAAAGTTTTTACACAATTTGCACCTGTGCCTTATAATATGGGTTTTAATTTGTATTCTTTTACCGCTAACTCAGATGATGGTTTACAAATAGTTGAACAAATATTACCTTTCTTTCAACCAGATTATACGGTAACAATGATTGAAGATAAAACCATGGATATCAAAAGAGATATTCCTTTTGTTTTAAATAGTGTAGATTATGAGGATACTTATGATGGTGATATGACTTCTAATCGAAGAATAATTTATACAATGAATTTTACTGCTAAAATATACCTATATGGTCCAATTACAAGTGGTGCAGTAATTCGTCAGACAGGTGCTGATCTTTATACTAAACCACGATCTGAAAATCCTTCTAGACAAGAGAGGGTTAAGGTTACACCTAATCCTACAACTGCTGATTATGATGATGATTACACATATACTGAAACAATAGAATTTTTTGAAGATGGGTTAAATTATGACGAATCATCAGGACTCGATAAATAAATTTTTCAATAGAAAAAGAGTTAATATGGATATAGGGTTTAGATGTACCCTTGAATGTCCTGGTTGTTCTAGACAGCGAGATTATAAAAATGTTAGACCCGTTCCTGGTAGAGATACCACAATATCTGAATGGGAAATACTAACAGATTTTTTTGATGAGATACAATGTTGTGGTCAAATATCAGATCCTATATTTAATCCTTACTTATTAGAATTCTTTAAAATTGCAAAACGCAAAGGCACTTACCTCTTAATAAACACAGCAGCCTCACATAAACCAGAAAAATGGTATAATGAGGCATTTGATACTTTTGGACCTGGCGAGTGGATATTCGGTATAGATGGTTTACCTAACGAAAGTCATAAGTATAGAATTAATCAAGATGGCGAAAAGTTATTTGAGATGGCAAAACTCTGTGCTAAAAAAGGTATAACTACTCGTTGGCAATATATAATATTTAAGTATAATGAAAACCATATAGAGCAGGCTAGAAAAATGGCTGAAGATAATGGTATAATATTTGAAATAAGTACCTCTGCTAGATTTGAAGGTCCTGATGATCCTTATAGACCTACAAACCCTTATCATTATATAGACCCAACTCAATTTGCTTTTGTAAGGAAATTAAATGTCTAAGTCAGATAGTCCAGTAGAAGATGTAAAGTTTTTTCAAGAAAGTGGTAAAGTATTATTTACAGGTCCTAGAAATCCTAAAGATTTAAAACCTTTGTGTATAGAGTATGGTAGATATGCAGATAATGAGTTTACTGAAATGGGTAAAGGCACTAATGGTGGTGCTTGGTGGTTAGGTAAAGCATATGGATTTGATCAACAAGGATATATTATGCCTTGTTGTTGGGCGGCTTCAGTACATAGTATTAAGTCAATTCAGAAACCAGGAACTGAAGATCCTGATTTTGCCAAATTGAAACAAGATAAGTTTCATCTTTCTAAAATTAAAGATATTAAAAAAGATGTTTTAGAATCTGAAGAATGGAAAGAATTTGCGAATAAGTTAGTTAATAAACCAGAAGAAGCACCTAAACTATGTTGGTATTTTTGTGGTAAAATGACTCATAGTGAATACTTTAGAGATAGAGATTTTAGTGAGGGTGAAAAAGTAAAAGAAATTAACAAGCATAAATAATAGTATGAGTAAAATTGATGATAAACTAAATGAAATATTAGATGTAACCGCTGAGCAAATATTGGCACCTAAACCAATAGAACCAAAAGAGGTTACTATAATGCCAGAGTCGGCTGATCCTCAAGATGATTTTGAACACGGTCGAGAAAATCTTTATAAGTTAATAGAAAAAGGTAATGAAGCAATAGATGGTATTTTATCACTTGCAAAAGAGAGTGAGCATCCTAGAACATATGAGGTTGCAGGACAATTAATTCAAACAGTAAGTCAGGTATCGCAAGATTTATTAGGTCTACAAAGTAGATTAAAAAGACTAAAAGAAGTTCCTAACAACGCACCTAAAAATGTAACCAATGCGTTGTATGTAGGTTCGACAAATGAATTACAAAAACTATTAAAGAAAACAAAAAAAGATGACGGAGAATCTGAATCCTAGAGAACAGTATCTAGGCAATCCTAATTTAAAGAAAGCATTTACATCTTCAGAGTTTACTGAAGATCAAATTGTTGAGCTGTCTAAGTGTATTGAAGATCCAAAATATTTTATAACTAATTTCATAAACATTGTTACCATTGATAGAGGTCTTGTACCATTTGAAATGTATGAGTTTCAAGAAAGAATGGTAGATACTTTTCATAATAATAGATTTACAATTTGTAAATTACCTAGACAGTCTGGTAA